CTGCGTGAGCGTACTGGTAAGTCTGCTCGTATTAAAGAGCGTCTTAACTAAGGTATCGCTAACGCGACATCTAAAAGTTAATAGCAAACAAGGGGTTGGCGTGATGCCAGCCCCTTTTTTTATGCTCTTGTCCACGGATTGGCTACGCAGATTTTTTTTGTAGTCTAATGTAGGCATTAAAAAACCCGCCGAAGCGGGTTAGAGCCAGAGTTGACCTTGGGACGTTTTAGAGTCCCTACGGGCAGGGTGGGGTGGTACGGGATTTACTCTACCTGGGCACATGATTATATCAGTTACAGTTTCTAAGGATTTGAAAGTACATCCGCAGTTGATGTTCTGGCACTGGTTGTAACGTTCTTTTGTGTTCTCTGAAAGCACAACACTGCTACGCGTGTGGGCTGCATGGGAGCACTTTGGGCAGTTCATCATTTCAGATACTTCCTCTTGAAATTTTCAGCAAATATTAACGATTTAACGTTCAATTGAATAGCTAAATCTACTATTGCATACTCAAATCATCGATTTTTACTTCCAGTTCAATACTGGTAGTAAACCCACTGTCAGCGCTAAGGGTGTGCGTCAGCGTAGTGATGATCCATTCTCCGTCATCTATCTGCCGCTTGAAGCCGTTGACCTTCACCGGCATCTCCGTATAAAGCTCCGCACGCCCCTTTGCCAGCTGAATAGAAAACGTCGCAGCACCGCGCTGCAGGCGTTGCCACTGCATTTTGGCAGCACGCTCTGCATTGCCACGGTTCGCGTAAGTGCGGCTCAGTACCAGCACGTTTTCATCCGTGCCGATCAGGTAATCCCCCTGCTTCGCCTCCGGCTCTTTCTTCTTCGCCGTGGTTTTACGTCGCCTGCGCTTCACCTTCGCCACCGGCTTCTTTGCCGGTTCGCGGGTATGCAGCCAGCTGGCGATTACCCCGGTGTAAGAGTCGCGGTCCGCCAGGGTGAAGCGGTGGCTGTCCCCGTCCCTGCGCTGGAGGGTGATCACCGGCAGCGCCTTACCGCTTGCCGTCTTCCCCTGTCCCTGCCGGATAAATAACAAATTGCCATCCTTGACGCAGGCCACTGCGCCGCACTGTTTAGCCAGGCGCATCAGAAAACTGGCGTCTGATTCGTTGGTCTGATCAAGGTGGTCAATTTCTGCGGCGGCGATGTCTTCACCCATTGCCGCTTTCAGCTTATGGCGCCCTGCGATGTCCCGGACAATTTCGCCTGCGGTGGTTTTGTGCCAGGACTTCTCCCGCTTCGTGTTCAGCGTCTGCCGGAAGTCCGCGCTGCGCGCCCTCAGCGTCAGCCGGTCAGGCGTGCCGCTGTGCTCGATTTCGTCAACCGTATAGCTGCCTTTCGGAAAAAGCGCCTCTCCCTGCCAGCCCAGCGACAGCGAGAGCACGACGCCCCGGCGCGGTAGCTGAAGCTGGCCGTCCGCATCGTCCAGCTCAATGTCCAGCTGATCCGCCTCAAAGCCCCGGTTATCAGTGAGCGTCAGGCTCAGCAGGCGCTTTTCCAGCTTCTGCGTGATGTCTGCGCCGTCCATCGTCAGACGGAACGCGGGGGAATTCTGCTGGCCGTTAATCCACGGGGTTGTCATCATGAGAATAACCCTCCCGCTGCGGCGCTCACCTTCCCGGCAGCGGTAACTGCTGCACCCTGCATGACAGACAGCTGATCGCTGAGGCTGCCGAACATTTCCCCCAGTGATTCATCGGTGCGCTTCAGCGTCAGCGTGAATTCAATGCGGCGGCACACGCCGCTACTGAAGAACTCCGCTTTGGTCTGATTAAGACTCTCGATCACGAACATGCCGTAAATCGTTCCGCTGCCCTCAATGAGGGGCCACGCGCGGCCCAGCTCCGCAATCTGCTCCAGCGCGAACAGCGACAGCCTGCCGCCGGTAATCTCCGGCAGCAGCACGCCGGAAAGCGTCAGTGTGTCGTTGTCCGGGCCCAAGAACTGCAGCGATGGCCGCACGCCTACCCGGCTGTTTGACGGGAAGCGCCAGCTGCGCTGATACTGCAGTTCCTGATAGGGCACCGTCTTTAACATGAAAACAAATAAGCCCAGCGTCATCATCATTCGTCAAATCCTCCCCTGTCGCGGTAGCTGCTGCGGGCGCGGGCCTGCGCCTGCCGTTCTTTTGCCTCTATCCTGCGCATCACCTCATCAACCAGATCCTGCTGGCTCTGTCCCGGCTGCTGCACAATGGTGAAGGAGGCGTGAATCTGCGGCGCAGCCCCCTGTGTAGCACCGCCACTCATGCGCGGTGCTTCCTGCCGGTACGCCTGAACCGGCAGGCTGAGCGGGTGCAGCGGCTTAGCCTCCGCCGTCGCTCCGGCACCGCCCAGCGTCAGCGCCGCCAGTGCTGCAAGCCGTGCAGTGCTCCGGCGGCTGGTCACGTTTGCCGGACCGCTGACCAGCTCCGGCCCGTTCTCACCGGCCACGCCGAACTGACCGGACGGGATGAAGCCACCGGTGTCGTACATGCCCGCAAATCCGGGGAACCCGCCCGGTGGCAGGGATACACCGCCGCCCGTTTTTACAGTTGCCGGGCGCGGCAGCTGCGGCCCGCCGGTCTTATCCCCGCCCTGCTTAAGAAAGTCCGGAAGGTAGTCGGTCAGTGACGACAGCTTGTTTTTAATCGCATCCCACTTCTGGCTGATACCCGCCATCAGGCCGTCAATCATCTGTGAACCGGCCTCCTGAAACCGCGAAGGCAGGGCCTTCGCGTCGGCGACAATCTCACCCCACTTAGTGCTGATGTAAGTGCGGATCGCAGTCCAGACGCTGCTGACCTTTGTGCTTATAGCGTCCCAGATGGCGGCAATTTTCGGTCCCAGCGTGTCCCAGTTCTGCCAGATAAGCAGCGCCCCGGCGGCAATCAGCCCGATAACGGCCAGAATCGGGTTTGCGAACATCAGCCGCCCCAGCCAGAGCACGCTGTTTCCCACAATGCCGATGGCACTTTTAATCAGCCCGAAGGCGCTGAATGCCTTTATTCCCAGCACGTTAAAGCTGAACCTGAGCAACGCAAGCGGCCCAAAAAAAGCCGCGAGGCTCACCAGAAAAGCCCCGGCACCCAGTACCAGTAATGAGAGAACGGCGGCAGTCTTCACCAGCGTGCCCGCCAGCTCCTTATTGTTTTCCACCCAGCGACGGGTTACGCCGGTGACTTTCTTCACCATGTTCATGATGTCCATCAGCGGCGTGCGCAGCGAATCGCCCAGGCCGCTCATGGTGTTGGAAACGCCGGTTTTGGTCAGCATCCACTGTGCCGAAAGCGAGTCCTTATTGATGTCCGACTCTTTCTGCATTGAGCCTTTCGCCCCATCGCCCTGTGTCAGCTGCAGCTGACGCCTCAGCTCAGGCATGTTGTTAGCGAGTTTGGCCGCGTCCTTGCCGAACTCCTTGCCGAATACCATCGTCATGGCCGTCAGGCGCTTATCTTTCGGCAGGTTGTTGACCTTCTCCAGCACGCGCATGATTGTGCCCATGGCGTCCGTGGTCATCTGCTTTTCAATCTTTTTCGGATCGAGTTTCAGCAGGTCCATGCCGTCCATAAACCGGTCACTCTGCATGGTGGCAACGGACAGCTCGCGCACCATGGCGTTCGCTGCACTGGCGGCGGTTTCCGACGTTGCGCCCAGACTGAGGAAAGTTGAACCGAGTGCAGCCGCTTTGCGGTAGTCCAGCCTGTCAGCAACGCCCCCCATGCGCTGCAGCACGTCGATAATGTCTGAACCTTTCGACATGGCGTTATCGTCCAGGTAGTTCAGCGCGTCGCCCAGCTGCTCGATGTTGCGCGTGGGGATTTTGTACAACTGCGCAATCTTGCCCAGCCCTTCGGCCAGCTCACCGGCAGGCAGCTCAAACGCGGTTGACGCCTTCGCCGCCGTAGTGGCAAAGGCCATCAGGTCGCGCTTCTGGTCCTCATAAGAATCATTCTGATTCGTCACGCCCATGCGCGCGCCGCCCTCAACCAGCGCGGCGTAGTCAATCGCGCCGTTTACCATCGGCAGCTGCTCACTGGCGGCCTTGATGGCGGCCTGCATGTCATAGAACTGCTTCGTGCGGTTTCCTTTATCGTCGCGCAGCCCGTTGACCTGCTTTGCCACGCCCTTCATGGCGTCTTCCATTGCCGCCGAAGACTTTACGGCGGCCAGCACCGGCGCGCCCATTGCCAGCCCGGCGGCAGACGTTGCCGCTCCGGCACCGGCCACGCGATCGCGCACCTCCAGCGATCGGGAATAGCGCTCACGTACCGCGCTCAGTTTTGCCTGTCGCTCTCCCAGCTTTTTAAGCGACTGCTGCTGCCGGTCAATGGCGACGCGCGCCTCGTCCGACTGACTTTTAAGTTCACGCTGTGCCTGGCTCAGTTTCTTCGTGTCGATACCGGCAGCGCCCAGCGCCTCACGCTGACGCTGCACCGACAGGCGCAGCCCGTTGTAAGTCTGCTGCAGCTGGCTGGCGCGGTTTT